CGCCTTTGCAGCATGTTAAACCGCCTAAAAACATACCGCTTGTATAGTTGGTACGTTTAGCGTAAATAGTGTCTATGTTCGCCCCTTCTTGATTCAAATACTTAGGGAACACAGTCGGGTTGCTCATTAGGTACTTGGTCAAACGCTCAGCATACCACTCGGCTTTGTTCTTTGCATTGTTCATCAAGAATCCAATCTCTTCAAGTGAGGCAGGATTCATGTTATCTGCGTTCTGTACTCCTACTGCTTTGTTAAAATACTTATAGTTCATTACAAGTGGCAATTCATGTCTGCAATACCACACCATTGTAGGTGTAATGTACGCATCCATCAATCCCTTTTCGATTGTAGTTAAACTATTAGTGCGAACTTTCTCGATTAAATCGTTATATAAAGTCGTACCAAGTATTGGTAAAATATAAAAGTTTTGCACGTCCCAAATAGTCGGTGCGATAACTTTCATGTCTACGTTATCCTGCAAGATGCTTTCTTGCTTTAAGGTTGACTCGCTTAAAAAATATACCTTTGCCATTATTTCTTTTTAACTAAAGTTTGTAACCAAATGTGTCTACAAGACGGTGAATGTATGTTAGTGCCTGGTTCAGTATACCAACCACCTCTACGAGTAAACGCATCGTAATTTGGAATGCCGTAAATAGCCCCTAATTCAACGCCTATCTTATCAATTTCCTCACGGGTATACAATCTATTAGCCTCTATCATTCCCTTGCAAAATGGGCGTGTTCTGCCATTAGGTAAAACCGCAGGTCCTTGCGTGTCGAATCTTAAAGCGTATTTATATTTAACATACAACTCAGTAAAGTCTGGAACTTTTGCCTCCGTGCCTTTCGGTGTTAGCTTTACATTTTCATCTATGTAACCTTTATCAAGTAGGTTAGTTAAGATGTCGCTTACTTCTTTTACTTTAATCTTTAATAACTTGGCTATTGCATCAGCATCGGCTTTATCATCATTCTTTAAAATATCAATTATAGCTTTTTCGGTGGTAGTCAAAGCAAACATTTGCGATTGCGTATCCATATCGGCCACACTAAACACTTGTTTAATCTTCTTAACCTCCGTGTAGCTATCCGCTGACTCACCAAATTTTAAAAATACTTCAAGTTCGGTTTGGTCTTTTGTAAATTTACTTTGTGTAATTTCTACTTGTTGCTCAACTTCTAATGGTTTGCGACCTATAATCTCGCGCATTTCATCTTTAGTTAAGATAGTTGCTAATGTTGCCTCACTAAACTCTGGCATAACAGGCTCAATAGGTATAAAGGTTAATTTATTTGATAACCCTACTAACTCGTTTAAGATTTCTTCTATCTGATTTTGCTTAGGTGTGATGTAAGTGTTTTGAAATAACTGAAACGCTGTGGCCATTTCGTTACGTCCACCTAACTGACCCTCAGTCCTTATGCCAAATAACATGGGTGAGGTAACCTTATGCCCGCAAAAAACCTCTTCTTGTATAGTTTTGTTTAAAGCCTCGTAACGTTTATCAAAATCATTGTTGCTTAACTGTTGAATTTGTGGCGCGCGAGTTGGATCGTCTACAAAATCCAATACCAAAGAATTAGCACGGTCTGTACCCACAAACTTTTTCTTAAGTTGCTTTTCGATGGTTGCCATTTCCTCTTCGGCAGGTACGCCATTCATAAATGTAATCATAGTGCCACCCATAAACCCATTTTGTATTGAGGCTCTATGGAAGTTAGCTATTTCTGCATCAGTAATGATAGCAGGAACAGCACCTATATACTCAGGTAGCGTGTAAGTTTCTATGTTAGGTCTGTATTGCTTGTAGTACAACACACCATCTTTGGCCTTATCGTACTCTTTACTTCCGTATGCTGGGTAAGATGTGATTTGGTCAGGCTTGATTGCGCTGTTATCCGTGCCATCATCGTTTAACCAATGCTCAGAATAGTAGATAATAGTGTTGTCTTTGTTCGACCTTAGCTTGCAATAGTCTAAATGGTAAACTTCCGCTATGCCTTTCTTGTCTTTGGTCTTTATAATGTGAAGATAACACCCACCGAACAACTCAATGTCCAACGCCATCTTACTACTAATGCTGTGTAGTGTTTCGTATGGATTAGGAGTTTGAATTAATGCCTGTGTGCTTGCTATTTTTTCAGGTGTTAGACCATCTGTATTGAACGCTAACCCTTGACCTGCTATATATAGTTGTTTAGCCGTTAAGATTGCGTTATGCTTAGCCGAGCGATTAAATAAAGTTACTAAGAAGTTAGGGTAATTGTTATCCTCGCCATACTTTATGTATTCTTTATTCCGTATCTCAGAAAATACAGGAACTTTATCGTTTGTAAAACTTATAATTCTTGGGTTTGCCATCTATTTACATTATTAATCTAAACGTAATTTCCATGTTTGCATTGGTGTCTAAACCTGCACCACCATCTACTGCTACGTTACCTATGTGAAATCTTATTTTGCCTGCTTCAGTCTTGTAGTGCATCAAAATGGGAAAGCCTTGACCTTCGTAGTATAACTTAGATTCAACCTTTGTCACACCTGCCTCAACTAAATTATTATTTATCTCGTAATATGCGTTAGCTTTTTTATTCAATACTTGAGTATATGTAGCAACACCTGATAGCTCGTTAATAGTTACAGCTGTTGCACCTGTTGCCGTGTTACCTAAGTTATATTCAAGCTGCCGAGTAGCTATTTGAGTGTCGGTATATCCATTCGCAGTTGTTACCGCTCCACTTGCTGCTGTTGATGCTGCATTATTTGCAAAAGTTTGTGTAGCATAACCAACTAAAGCCGCAGATATTTGTGCAGTTACTGCCGATGTAGTAGTAAATATAGTACCCAAAAAAGTAGCTATCTTACTCATGGTGGTTTTCATTGTTTCACCATTCTGAACTAATGCGAATTGGTCGCCACTTGCGTTGCTCGCCACTAAATCTAACTCACTTATTTTCTTATTGCTCATATATTTATTAAAAAGCCGTTTTCTTGTAAAATAAAATAACCATCTTCAGTCAATAGGTTGTCATCAGGGTTATAAACTATTGCCGTATCGTCTTGTAATTGGTACGTATAGTTACTATCTGAACTTGGCACAACCCATACTTTACCCTTTTCAACTTCTTTAACCGTGTAATCTATCGCTTGACTTGCATTTGTTAACCCACTTAAGGTAGTTAAAGATGTTTGATAGATAGTGTAGTTGTAAAAACCTGTATCACCCAATTCAACCTGCCCTGCTAAAGTGTTTGGCGTATCGCGTTCAATCACGTTAAACTCGTTATACCTTTCTTTGAATAAAGATACATCAGTTGCAATAAAGTAATAGTCTACATTGCTTGTTTGATTAGTGAACTGAAATAAATAATACGGATTAGTAGCCGTGCTATTCTCAGTTAGTGTAACCACTACATTGTTCTCGCTGTATTTTTCAAATCTTATCACTAACTATAAATAGATTTTATTTTAAAAAGTGTTTAAAAGCAAAAAGCCCCACAATTGTGAGGCTCTTATGATATGTAAAACAAGATAAGAAAGTTAAACTGTTAACAACGCTGCTATGATTGATGGGCTAACCTCTGGACTCATTGCCTTTTCCATTCCTGAAAAAGTCAAATTGTAACCTTGAAACTCATTCATAGCTGCACCTGATGCCGCAGTTCCACCGTTTACTTCCATGCCGTTGAATCTACCTGCTAAGAAGAAACTACCGTCTTTAGTTTCTACGATAATAGCCATTCTATTCTTAGCTAATAAATCAAACTTGTTGGTATTGCCTTGCTCTAATTTAGAGAACACAACATTAATGGTTGGCTCGTAAGCTACTGAACCTGTTGCTGGATCTGCTTGGATGTTTTCAGTAAAAGAATTAGCACCACGTGGCATTAACTCGTACTTATAAAACAATCCCGATTTTGTTATGGCGGTTACGTATCCGCTCGCGTTTGCTGAAACGGTTGTTACACTTGATAAAGGTGCGATGTAAAGGTTTTTTATCCCTCCCACAACGTCTTTACAATCAAGAGCAAAGCCGCTTAAAAGTGCGCATGCCATATATATTTTTTATATTATTAAAGGGGATGGTATTACCCACCCCCTAATGTTTTAATTAAACGATAAACTTAACTACCTCTGAAGGTAAAGCGATTTGTACACCGTATTTAAACTCTGATTTCATACGAACTACATCAAAGTCTTCTGAGAACCACCACTTCATGCGGTCTTCATCCCCTTCCAAATCTACCCCTAAGAACATATTTGATGTACGCATTACGTATAAATCAGACGTTCCGTTCAAACCGTTTACAGGCATGATTTTTAACATTGTACCTGGATGAGTGTAAACTGCATCAGTGTCACCGTTTGCGATGTAATGGTAAAGGTTAGCGTTCTTAAGTGCTAATTGGTATAAGCGATAAACATCGTTACCCATAAACAAATGCAAATCTTCTTTGTCTAAGATTGCAACTGGGATAGCTGTGTAAATTGCGTCAACTACTGATAAGATGTTAGTTGAAGTAATTGCAGTTACAGGAGTGATGTAAGCTGATGCGTTTGCATTTACTACACCTGTTGCACCTGCGATGATTACACCTAAGCCGTCAAA